GTCGCAAAGTTTATTTCTTTATGAGTGGAGGAGGCACAGATGAGCACAAAACAGAAGGATATCGTCCTGAGCATCATCCGCCACGGGCTGACGCTCGGGGCTGGTGCTCTGATCGCGTCCGGCAAGTTGGACGAAGCCGGAGCCAATGAGCTGGTGGCGGCTCTGATGGCAGTCATTGGAATTGCCTGGGGCATTAACGACAAAGTCAAAAGGGTGGACCAATGAGCGAAACAACTTACAACCAGCAGGCAGCGGAGCGAGTGGCGAAGCGGATTCCAGACGGTTTCGGCATTGACCCGCTGACAATCCTTGCCCTGCTCCAGACAGTCATCCCGGCGTTTCTGGATTGCCTCAACCGCAATGATGACACAGACCCGGACACCGTGTTTGCGCGGGTCAAGACGCTGTACGACCGGAATCCCGAACGGCTCCTGCGGCGAACAACCCGCAACTGCCGAGCACGGGCAAGGCGTGAGGGGACGCGGCTGAGCTACGCACAAGCTGAGGACATGGCCAGAGCCATCATTCTGGAAGCGATCGGGACGGAGCCAGTGTTCGGGGCTGCTTTGGCTCGTGAGGTGGAGGAAATCGACTGATGCTGACTCTACTCCTTGCGCTGAATCTCCTGCTGGATGAGGGGGCTTCACCCTTCCCCATGACAGCAGTCCCAGATGTCACCCCACAGCCGACACCAGTGGCCGATGGACCTCACCCCATCGGGACGGTCCAGCGCGAGGAGTTTTACATCCTGCAATCAGAGGCTCCCCTGCTTGTGGTGGCAAGCCCTCCGGGGCTGGTGGAGATCACACACGAGCAGGGACCTCTGATGGCTCGGGGCCAGTTTGCCGGTGGCGACGGCAAGACCGAGACGCGGATGCTCCTCGGGAATCATCTGTACTTCGTAGACGCCATGAAGTCCGGGGCCGTGGAGCTGATCGTCATCCCGGTGGGAGCCACGGAGGCCGAGCAGATCCAGCGGCAGCTGGTGGAGGTGCAGGCAGGGCCACGGCCACCACCACAGCCAGACACAGACACAGAACCAGAACCGGAGCCAGACGGGATTCCGGTGGACGATACTGGCGGGTTTCGTGTCCTGCTCCTGCTGGATGAGTCAGCAGATCCGGACACGTTGACGGCGGTGGACAGCCTGCAGACGGTCAAGTGGCTGGACGAAAACACAGACGACTGGCGACGGTGGGACAGATCCACAGCGGAGACCGATGGCGAGCTGGACAAGGAAGAGCCAGTCTGGAGGAGGATCTGGCAAGCGGCGAGGCCAGCACTCCCGGAAGGCCCGCAGCTGCTAATCATCCAAGGAAAGACGATCACGGTCAGGCCATTGACGAGCCAGGTGGTGCAGGAGTTGGAGGTGGCACGATGACCAGCAGCCGAGTGAGCCAATACGAGCTAATCCTAGACGATGAGACAGCCACGCCGGTGGATGGGTCAGTCGGTCTAGATCTGTCCGAGCGACTCCCAGACGGTGACGGCTATGCTTACGGGCAGTTTGCCGGGCGATTCTCTGAGAAACTGTATATCCCGGAGACGTCCTGGCAGGGCATTATCGAGGAACGAGAGGAGAAGCAGGGCCAGCTGAGCGACCGTATCCGATACGAGCAGCTGCCCCCGCTCAACCAAGGAAACACAAACTACTGTTGGGCCAATGCTCCAGTTCACTGCCTGGAGCTGACCCGGATGAAGCAGAACCAGCCACTAGTCCGGCTCAGCCCTGCATCTGTGGCGGCACCAATCAAGCGGTTCGCGAATCGTGGCGGCTGGGGACGCGATGCCATCCGATGGCTGGCAGACCGGGGAGCGGTTCCGGTCGGCAGCTGGCCAGCGAACAGCAGGGAACAGAAATACTACAACGACAGCAACCGGGAGCTGGCCAAGAATTACATGGTGCGTGAGTGGGTCGAATGCCAGCCACGCAATCTGTCCCAGATGGTGAGTCTCCTGTTGCGAGGGATTCCCCTTGCAGCGGGTTACAACTGGTGGGGGCATGAAGTCACACTGACCGAGGCCATCTGGCTGGACGGTGAAGTGGCCATCCGGTTCCGCAATTCGTGGGGCAACTGGGGAGACTACGGATTCGGGATCGTGCGCGGGTCAAAGATGCTGGCGGATGACCTCGTGGGGCCATTGAGCGGGAGTATGACATGATCTGGAAAGTCTGGGCACTGGTGACAGCCATCACGCTGACGCAGCTGGCAACCGATGAGTTTACGGTCATTGTCATTGACCCACCGAAAGCGGCGAAGGCGGAACCAGAATGGCGGCTTGTGATGTTCACGGCGGACTGGTGTGGTCCCTGCAGAGCATGGAAGCGGGACCATCTGCCAAAGGTCCGGGAGGAGATCCCAGTGGAGCTGGTGGACATCGACAAGGCCCCAGAGACACGACGGGCCAGAGTGATCGAGGGCCAGCGAGTGGAGGCCATCAGCCGGGTCCCAACGTTCTGGCTCATTAAGAGGGGCCAGAAGAAACCAGCCAAGGTCTGGGTCGGTGGCCGGACACTGCAGCAAGTCCAGCAGGTGGTGGACAGTCTGGAGGACTGAATGCCAACGAAAACAGACTACACTTCCGAAGCCTATGAAGCCCACAAGGCGAGGGCGAAGGCACGCAGTGCGGCACAGGCGGCAGCCGGGCGAGAGATCGGGGAAATCCCTAGCGTGGCCGATCCCGAGCTTCGGCAGCAGTGCGAGGACGATCTGCGGACGTTCCTTGAAGAGTGCTTCCCGCAGGCCTTTCGTTTGGGCTGGTCTGACGACCATCTGACGCTAATCGCAGAGCTGGAAAAGGTGATCACAACCGGGGGCTTCCGCGCGGTCGGGATGCCACGCGGGACGGGCAAGTCCACGATCATCATGAGGGCGATGATTTGGGCGATCTGCACGCGGCGGCATCCATTCGCCATGATCGCAGCGGCAAACGCTGGCAAGGCGGAAAAGCTGCTCCGAGACATCGTCGTGGAGGTTTCCCACAACCAGATTCTGTTCGAATTGTTCCCCGAAGTCTGCTATCCCTTCCGCAAGCTCGAAGGAGTCAGTAACCGGGCACGGGGCCAGTTGTACAACGGCGTCACCACCAACATTATGACATCGGCGAAGACCATCTGTTTCGCAACGCTGGACGGTTATCCGGGGACGGGTGCCATCGTGTCAGCTGCGGGACTGATGGAGGCGGTTCGCGGTGCTCTGCACACTTTGCCAGACGGGCGGGTGATCAGGCCCAGCATGCTGCTCTGTGACGACTTCCAGACGAGGGAGTCGGCCATGTCTCCGATGCAATGCTACAGCAGGACTGAGGTGATCCAGAATGATCTGGTGGGCATGGCTGGCCCAGATTCGACGTTCTGCGCGCTGGTGACTTGCACGGTGATCCGGGCAGATGATGCGGCTGACCGATTGCTGAACACGGAGATCCATCCGGACTGGTGCGGCATCCGCAGGAGTTTTCTTTACAGCCTGCCAGATGACGGGGCCATGCGCTACTGGGCCGAGTACGCGGAACTGAGGGCGAACAGCCTGCGGGCACATGGTGACATCCGGGAGGCGACAGCCTACTACGAGGCCAACCGGGCCGCGATGGACAGCGGGGCCAAAGCTGGATGGGAGGCCAGATTCTCCGCAGACCGTGGCGAGGTCTCAGCCATCCAGCACGCGATGGAATGGTATTACCGCAGCCGGACAGGCTTCTGGAGCGAGCTGCAGAACGAGCCTCAGCAGGACCACAACGAAAGCCGGGCATGGCTGAACGCTCAGGATCTGGCGGTCGGGCGGAACGTAAAGATAAAACGGGGATTGATTCCCCGAGATTACCACAAACTTGTCTGCTCGATCGACGTCCAGCAGAGTCTGCTCTACTACTCGGTCATGGCCCTGAAGGATGACGGCAGCGGGCATCTTGTGCGTTACGGGACGTGGCCGGAGCAGGAGGAAAGCTATTTCACTTTGCGGGAGGCGAGAAAAAAGCTCCGCAACAAATACCGCAACCGATCTGACATGGCAGCGCTCAGCGAGGGCATCACCGATCTGGCGGACTGGCTCTTCAGCCGGGAGTGGCTGACCGAAGACGGCGGCAGCATCCCGATGGAAGCGGTGGGATGTGACGCACGCTGGAAGGGCGAGATCGTCAAGCAGGCTCTGGCACGGTCTGGCCATGCCAATCGGCTGTATGCTTATCTGGGCCACAGTTACCGGGCAGCAGACAAGCCGATCGCCGAGCGAAAGTATGACCACGGGAGCAGGGTCGGGCTCGGCTGGGTGATCAAGAAACGCAAGAGCAAGGCCGACGTGAAATCAGTGACGGTGGACGTCAATTTTTGGAAGACATGCCTACAAGACCAGCTGGCGGCACGGGTGGGAAGTCCGGGAGCTGTGACGATGTATGACGGGAAGCATCGTATGCTGGCCGAACACATTACCAGCGAATTCGGGACACCGACAGAGGGACGCGGGAGAACGGTGATCGAGTGGAGACTGAAGCCGGGGCATGATAACCACTGGCTGGATACCACGGTGGGCTGTCTGGTGCTGGGTTCGGTTTCGGGGTGTAATGTTCCAGAGTATTCGGACGCGGTGGAGCGCAAACGGAAGCGACGAGTCCGCAGAAAAACGGAGGTCAGGACATAATGGCAAAGAAGCAAGCAGGGCGGCCAGTCGGCAGCAAGACTAAGGATCGGCCAGTGGCAGATGAGCAGGTGGCCCAGTGTCCACACTGCGGCAGTCGCAATCGGGGCCAGTTTAAGTCCTTGCAAACGGTCAGCGGCAGCGGATCGGCGAATGGCCGAGACTATGAGGGCGTAGAACTGCGGAACTGCTCCTGCAACGATTGCGGCGGGGCCATGATCGTCCGGCGATATCTCTGGATCTGAGCTGAAAAACGGGTCCCCTATTAAGGCACTGGTAGACCGGGCCAGCATCCTCCACGATGCTGACCATGAGCGAAACTAGGCGACAAAAAATCGACCGACTCCGGGCACTGCTGGAGTCTGGCGTCTCCTCTGACAGCACGGACGGGGCTTCCACCACGTTTGATCTGGGCTCAGTCCGAAAGGAACTGGCCAGACTCGAACGTGAAGCAGGAATCCGCAAACGGCGGACGCGCGTCATCACTCCCAACATGACGAGGAGGTGACGCGATGAGTCTGCAAGGTTCCGACACATACCAAGCGATCAACCCAAAGCATCGCAGACGCTCCACGCGGCTCCGGCCACGGTCGGAGAATTTCCTGCTGACCGACAACAGACGCAAAGCCCTTCAGGCAAATGCTCTGGACGTTCACCGGAACATGGGCCTTCTGGCGTGGGCAATTCGCCGAACGCTGGATTACTGCTGCCTGTTCGATTTCCAGCCCCGAACGAATGACCGTGGGCTTAATGTCGCACTCCGGGAGCTGATGGAGCGAGACACGCAGGCCGAGTCGATCGACTACTATGGCCGAATGGACTGGGACGATATGCGGCGGATCGCACAGGCCCAGCAACTGCTGGCCGGTGATGCGTTTTTTATCCGCGTGAATGGATCTCTCCAGATGGTGGAGGGGGCGTTCTGCCAGAACCCAACAGGCCGCAGAGATAAGGGTCAGTGGGTCGGCGGGGCCAAGCTGGTGGGCGGTCGGGTTCGGGCGTGGAATTTTGCCGAAGAAGACCCCCGAACCGGACAGGCTCAGGACAGGATCATCAAAGCTGGCAGCGTGTGGCAATACTGCCAACATGAAGCGAGGCCGAATCAGATCCGGCCTGTGGCTCCGATTGTGGCAGCGCTCAACGAGTTCAGAGATCTGGACGAGACATTTGATCACATGAGGGCCAAGGTCAAATTGGACCAGCTTTTCGGGATCGCATTCGCCAGAAAAGAAGACTCCGAAGCCTTCGACGAGGACGACGATGAGGCATCATCAGCCCAAGAGGGGGCGTCTCGTGTAGTGGACTTCGGTGATGGTCCTGCGGTCTTCGATCTCGATGAGGGTGAGTCAGTCGAGACGATCCAGAGCCAGACACCAGCAACCAGCACGCAGGATTTTCTCCAGCTCTGCACGCAGATCGCGCTCAAGTCTCTGGACCTGTCCTACTCGATGTTCAGTGAAAATTTCACGAACTACAGCGGGAGCAGAATGGCGTGGATCGGCTTTGAGCGGGCTTGCCACACACGCAGAAAAACGCAGCGAATCCTCCACGATAAGATGGCACGCTGGCGGCTTTATCGGTGGTTTTTGCGTCCAGAATTCGGGGGCACTGGTGAGCTCAATCTACCCAGTGGCATGACTCCCGAAGACGTCAAATTCAGGTGGGTTCCCCGTGGGGTCGCATGGTGGAAACCGCAGGAAGAACTGGACACAGCCCTCCGCAGCGTGGCGGCTGGGCTCAAGTCCATGCAGGATGTTTGTGATGAGTTCGGGCTGGGTGATTATCTGGACAATGTCGCAGAGATCGCCAAAGAACGTGAGGAGCTGGAGCAGTTCGGATTCCTGCAGAAGTGGTCAGACGCGGCCATGGTCAGGCTGACAGACGGCTCAGACAGTGCAGACAGTGAGGTGACAGCATGAGCCCCAGCAGACTCTGGCAGATTGACCAGCGATTCCTCCAAGCGTTTCAAGCGAGAGCAGCCCGCAAAGCTGGATTGGACCCAGAAACGCTCGACGACGTTTTCACCGAATATCTGGCGGACGCTCTCGGCGTGGATTCCAAGCCCTACGAGATGACCGAAGACGGGATCGCGATCGTCTCTGTGATCGGGCCATTGTACAAGCGGAAAAGCCCGTTCGTCTCAAACTACAAAGCCATCGGCGAGGCCCTGACGGCGATCAGCCAGATGGAGCAGCTACCGCCAATCGTGCTGAAGATCGACAGCCCTGGCGGCATGGTGGCCGGTCTTGATCCGGTGCTGGATCAGATCCGCGAGCTGGCAGAGCAGACGCTGGTGGTGGCAAGCATCAACGGCATGGGGGCCAGCGCAGCCTATCGGATCGCATCACAGGCCGGATCGGTGTTTGCCAGCCGGGATTCCGAGGTCGGCAGCATTGGGACTTACTGGCAACTGCTGGACTACTCGGAAGCGTACAAGAAAGCCGGGGTCGAAAGCATCCTGCTGACCACTGGCCCCTATAAGGGACTCGGCACACCGGGCGAGCCACTGACACGACAGCAGCGGGAATTCCTCCAGCAGACGGTGGAGGAGAGCAACGAGGCATTCCTGCGGGACATCATGGCCGGGCGGGAGATGTCTGAGGAGGCAGTAGACGCCGTGGCTGATGGCCGGTGGTGGTCAGCCAGCAAGGCGGAGACATTTGGACTCATTGACGGGATCGGCAGTCTGGCGGACGTTCTCCAGATGATCCGGGACCAAGGCTTTTTGAAGGAGCCAGCGATGGCAAAGCCGAAACTGCAGCCGGGGCAGGCTGTGACGGATGCAGAGGAGGCGGCACCGGTCGCAGAATCTGCTCCTGAAGAGACTCAGCCGGTGGCTGAGACGATCGACGACGAAACCGGTGAAGAGGTTGAGCCGGTGGCAGAAGAGGACGTGGAGGAAGTGGAGGAGCCAGTGGCCGAGCCGGTCGCAGCTGTCCACGATCTCGGCGCGTATATGTCAGCCTTCGGGGACGCTGCAGGGGCTGCAATGTTTCGCGATGGTGTCAGCTGGCAGGACGCACAGCAGGCCCACGTTGACCGATTGGCCGGTGAACTGCAGGACTTGAAGGCCGAGATGGCACAGCTCCGAGAGCAGGCCGCAGCAGCTGCTCAAGTCTCACCAGATGAGGCCGAAGGCGTCAACGTGGCAGCTGACAAAGGTTATGTCTCGTGGGCCGACGCTTGCCGAGGCAGAAAGAACTGAATTGATCCGCGGCAGGGGCTGCGGACTGAATACACACACTTGATCTAAGGAGATCACGACAATGGCGGACACGCTTACCACTTTGGCCGAACTGGTCAAGTTTAACTCTCTGGATGTCAATCCAGAAGAGATCTCGGACATTCTCAACGGGGCTCCCGTGCTGTCTCAGCTCAACGCGATGATGAGCAGCAACGGCACCACCCACAAATTCAACAAAGAGACGACGGCTCCCACCATCGGCTTCCGTGCGGTCAACGCAGGTGCCGATTACACAGCCGGTTCCAGCACTCAGGTCAGCGTGGATCTGAAGTACATCGACGCCACGATCCGAGAAGACATTGCCCTGTGTCGTGCATTCCGCGGCGGCTCCGAGGCGTGGCTTGATCGGATCACACGGAAGCAGCTCCGGCAGGCTCTCAGCGTGTTGGAGAAGCAGGTCTTCAACGGCACGACCGAGGGAGACGCGAGCGGGTTCAGCGGTCTGTCCGATGACTCGAACTACCAGGCCGGTGGTTCTCTTCTGGTTGACGCTGGCGGGACCACTGCCGGGACGGCTTCCAGCGTCTGGTTCCTCCGATCGACTCCAGACGATGCAGCCATGAGCGTGGTTGGTGCTGGTGATGAGGATCTGGCGATGGATAACATCAATTTCATCGTCGGCGAGACTTTCCAGTCTGAAGTGGCCGGCAGTAACAGCAAGCTGATGACCGCTCTCTGTCGGCACATTGGCGGCCATCTGGGTATCCAGATCGGCAGCAAGTACGCGGCAGCCCGCATCGGAAACCTGACAGCCGACAGCGGCAAGGGTCTGACCGATCTGCTGCTGAGCCAGTGTCTGGAGTTGTTCCCATCCGCAGATCCTCCGACTCACATCGTGATGAATCGGCGGTCTGGTGGCCAGCTGCAACGCAGCCGGACCACTTACTCACCAGTCGGGGCTCCTGCTCCTCTGGTGCGTGAGTACGAGGGGATTCCGATCGTCTACACCGATTCGATCCTCAACACCGAGACGCTTCTGTGATGATCGTCTGAGTCAGCCCGCGCGGGTTCCCGTCGTCAGCCTCCACCCTGACGGCGGGGCTTTTTGAGAGCATCCCATGCCATCCCCAGTCGCAACAGCAGCAGCAGCAGCCAGAGAGGCATCACGGCGCGTTCGTGGCGAGACCGTCACGTTCACCCGCGGGGCTTACTCGGTTTCTCTGCTGGCTGTGCGCGGGTCAACGGCATGGGATCGGACGGCACCGTTCAACGGTGTCAGGGTGGGCGACAGGTCCACAGATTGGCTGATCAAGCAAGCTGATCTGGTGGACTCTGGAGCCGCTGAGATCCAGCCACAACGCGGCGATGAGATCAGCGTGGATGGTGTCACTTTCAGGGTCATGCCATACGGGCCAGATAATCAACTCTGGATGTACCACGATCGGGATAGAAAATATCTCCGGGTGCACACGAAGGAGCGAGTCTGATGGCCAGCAGGTCCGCAACGCTTGCCAACGCTTTGGTGACTGCCATCTCCGGCTGGGCGTCTCTGCCCTCCGGCGTGACAGTGGCTCGGGTGCGGTCTGTCACCCATTTGCTGGTGGACATGCCAACGGCAGCAGTGGGCCGGGTGGCTGTGATCGTCAGCAGCGTGGAGGATCAGAGCAGCCGGGGAGATGTCGCCGAGGACGTGACCATCGGGATCGCCATCATCGGCAACTGTGATTCCGAAGCGGTGGCACAGTCTGACAGCTGGGACGAATTCACGGAGAGCCTTCGGGATTGGCTCCGGACGGACTCACAATTCCGAAACATGGATCTGGGGAGCGGATTGGCGGCGCAACGGCGGTCAGTCTCGACGGTGACTGTGGCAGATGCTGACATGCTGGACGAGAACGAGATTTTCGTCAGTGCCACAGAGGCGGTCTGGTTTATGTCGGTGGGGGCGGTGGCATGATCGGAAACTTTACCGGGTTTGTCGGGCTGGGCGGCAGCAAGGCCAACATGGTCAAGATGACATCGAGGTTCTTTCTCGATGAAAAGGGAGCCGTGCGAAAGGTTGCCAGCCATCTGAGCCCGAAGATGCTCCGATTTCTCAACAGGGCCGGGGCGGCCATCAGGCTGACAGGACGGCGAAAACTGAAGCCAGCAAAGCGGATGAAGCTGGCGGAAGCGAGAGCATTGGCGTCTCGTCTGCATTCAATTCAGCGAGCAAAACAAAACAAGCGAATCCGGCAGTACGAGCAGGATCTGGCAGCGTACCGAAGAGGGCGACGCGCTGAGCTGCGGTCTGTTCGCAGCGGGCGGTGGCAGGCGAACACATTCCAGAAGCCAGAGCTACCATTCCGGTCTGCCGACAAGGGGAAGCCCCCACTGCTCCATGCGGAATGGGACAACGGAACCAGCCCGCTGAAAAATCGGCTCTACTACGCTCTGAAAAGTGCAGACGCTGCACACAAGCGGATGTTCGTCGATGAGGTGGTAATCGGTCCCGAAATCATGAAAGCAAAGACGTCCCCAGTGTTGGAAGCGACAGGGAAGGGGATGCGGAATCTGAGACAGCTGGAAGACGAGCATCCGTTTATGGTGCCAGCTTACGAAACGATTGAGCCACGTTTACCCGGATATCTCCGGCAAGCCACAAGATAGGAGAATGAAATGACAGACGCAGCTGCTGGGAGTGTCCTCGGCGACGATTGCAAGCTCTACTATTCCGCGACACTCGGCGGAGACGGAACACTCACAGAGGTTCCGGTGATCATTGACGACACGCTGAACAGTGAGCGCCGGGCAGTCGAGAGCAACTGCCGGGGAGATGCTGAGGTTGGCGAACTGATCGGCAAGCCGAAGCACACCATCACGGGGACAATTCTGCTGAAGCGGGACAGCTCTGGCGTGGGGGCCACATTCGTGGCACTGCGAGACGCTTACACAGCGGGCACTGTCCTCCACTTTGCGATGGCCACGGGAGATATCACGTACATCGGGCAATATGTCTTCCGGATGGAGGGACGGCTGAAGCGATGGGAGCAGAGCCAGCCAGACAACGACACAGTAAAGGTCTCGTTTGAGATCACGAAAGCTGGCGACAATACCTACGCCAGCAACTTTTCAACCGTCACATCGTAAGGAGCGGGGCTAATGCGAGTTGATGAGGTCAAGGTGGAGACATTGGCGGGCGAGACGGTAACGGTGAAGCTGCAGGTGGTGGGGGTCGCAAAGACCAGCCAGCCAGCAGCTGCACCAGAGCCGGAACCAGCTCCGGTGGTCGAACCTGAAGAATAGAGAGGGCGGTGCAATGGTGGAGCAGGCGGCGTCTTATGTGGATCTGGGCGGCGGCCATCATGGTCTGAAGATCACGATGGCCGTGGCTCGGAAGCTGCGCGAAAAGCTAGGGATTGATTTGCTGAAGGCGACGACAGAGCCGGACGTCCTCAAGCAGATCATTGACAAGATTTCAGCCGACGATGCGTTCGTGTTTGAGTTCCTTGCGATCGTTGAAGGAGAAGACGCTGCAGATCTGGAAGCTGCGGCGGACGGAACCGTCCTTGAGTCTGCGTCAACGGCGATGGTGGAGGCCATTATTGATTTTTTCCCCGACTCCAGCCCGATCAAGAAACCGATCCGCCAACTGATGGCAGCGGTGGAAGTGAATCGAACGGCATCAGTGGCGATGATCGAGCTGGAATTGCAGGAGGCAATCAGTCAGGCATTCCACTCGGAGGGCTCAGGCATGAGCCAGAAGAGTGGATCTGGCGAGCAGCCGGAATAATGGGCGTGGCGAGCGCGTATGCGTTCGACAATCTCACATTCCGGGAACTGTGGTTGATGATCCAGGGGCGACTCTATCACGATCTAATGGTGGCCAGCCATGTCACAGCGGGCGTCTGGAATGCTCAACGGACAAAGGCCAGTGATCGGGTTTGGTGGTTTGGCGACTTCCATCCGGATCACATCCAGAAGAAACGGCGAACAGGCCGAGCGGTGATGCGGTCGGTTTTGAATTGGTTTGCTCCGGGTGATCTGGAGTGGGCCGAAGGGCACAGCCCGGAGGACATCTGAATGGCATCATCCAGAGGCATTGAAGCGGCTCGGGCATTTGTTCGGATCTACGCCGAAGACCAGCAGCTGAAGAAAAGTCTGCAAACGATCGGCGGGCAGTTCAAACAGCTGGACAAGATGCTAAGCGGACGGGCGTTCATGGCGTCCATGGCGGCACTGGGAGCGGCTGGCGGTGGCGTCCTCAAGGTAGCCATGGACGCTGAGCGCGTGGCAACATCATTTGAGGTGATGATCGGATCAGCTCAGCGGGCTCAGGCAGTGCTGGCACAGATTGACGAACTGGCGAGAACCAGCCCGTTTGGTGTCACAAACTTCCAGCAGGCCGGGCAGGTGTTGCTGAATTTTGGCATGGAGGCACAGCAACTTCTGCCGACGCTTTCCATGCTCGGAGACATTGCGGCGGGAGACTCTGAGAAGCTGCAACGGATGACGCTGGTCTTCGGCCAGATGACAGCAGCGGGGCGACTGATGGGGCAGGACTTGCTCCAGATGATCAACGCAGGATTCAACCCTCTGCAGCAAATCAGCGAGCAGACCGGGGAATCCATGGCCGAGCTGAAGAAACGGATGGAGCAGGGGGCCATCAGCTCCGCAGAGGTCACGCAAGCCTTCCGGGCTGCGACCAGTGAGGGCGGCAGATTCTTCAACATGACTGAGAGGCTGGCAAAGACGACAGGCGGAGTCTACACGACCATGAGAGGGGAGATCAGCCTGCTGGCCAGAGAGATGGGGAACGTCCTGCTCCCAGCGGCGACCATGGCTCTGAATGTGATGCGTGGCATGGTGGCGGCGATGAAAGCCACCCCGAGATTGTTCGTCTATGCGGGCGTGGCTGTGGTCAGTTTTGTATCGGCGATCAAGGCGGCCACAATCGCATTCATGGCCTACAGCAAGGCGGCAGCAGTGGCTCAGGCACTGACAGGGCCGAAGGGCTGGGCAGCGGTTGCCACGGGCGTGATTGCGGCAACGGCAGCAGTGGCGGCGCTCAGCTCTGTACAGCGGGATCTGGCACAGAGTGCGGGCGAGGTCCACGAACAACTGAACACGATGCCGGGGCTGATGCGAGATGTGGCCGGAGGCGGGGCGCAGGCTGCCCAAGCAGCTGGACAGATGGGTCGCAGTCTATACGACCTGAAGAGGCAGGCCACAGCGGCGCGTGATCCCATCGCAGGCATTCGCGGCGAGGTTGAGGAGTTCCGCCGGGAGCTAGAGGCAGAGCTCGGGCCAAGCTGGCTGGAGTCCGGTGTGGCGGACAGTTTTGTGGGGGCAATTCTTGAGCAGAAGACCGGATTCGCCGACATGTTCCGGGACATGACTGATCAAGTGGCAATCCTCGGCGGACAGGCCACGGAGACCAGTCTGGCACTCAACAAGATGGCAGAGGCGGGCGTCAGCCCTGAGCGGCTGCAAGAGCTGCGAGAGTTGATAGCAGAGCGGGACAAGCTGCAGAAACAGCAAGAGGGGCGGGAGTTCTGGGAGCGTCAAAAAGAAGAGATGACCAGATCGGCACAGGATGTACAGCGGGCCGTGGAGTCTGTCCAGGTGTCGTTCCGCCGTGAGCAGTCACGGCTTCAGAGTCTTGTCAATCAGGGCTTACTGAGTCAGTCAGACGCAGACGCATTCCTCCGGCAGAATCCGGATTTTGCTCGGCTGATGAGCGGGCAAGCTCTGGCAGACTCTTTGCAGAGCCAGACACAAGCTCAGGATCTGCGGACAGTCAGCGGGGCGGCACAACTCACCAACATCATCAACCGACAGGGCGAGGTGGAGGAGCGACAGTTGACGGTGCTGCAGC